ACGATATGTGGAAGTTTTATGCAGGCAAAACCGATGCCACGCCGAAACAGCTTGAGGACTGGGAGGTCACTGACGATGCGAAATTCCCCGGTATCCCTGAAGCGCGTAAATGGCCCATCAAAGCCGACAACTCCAGGCCAGAAACTATCAGCCATATCAAAGGGCAGGGATTCAACATCTCAGCTGCTCAGAAATGGCAGGGTAGCGTAGAGGACGGCATCACTTTCCTACGTGGATTTAAGAAGATCATCATCCATCCTCGCTGCAAAGAAACAGCGAAAGAGGCGCGGCTTTACTCGTACAAAACAGACCGTATCACTGGCGAAGTCTTGCCGATTATCGAGGATAAGTACAACCACTGCTGGGATGGAATCCGATACGGTCTGGACGGGTATATCAAACGCAAACCTCAATCGATGGGGATGATGATTCCTAAGCGCCTTAGGGGGAAATAATCATGAAAAACAAATGCAAATGCCCTGGCTGCGAACGCAAAAGAAAAGGCGGGCCGGGTTATCAGCCATGTGCCACCAAATATCCTGCCAGGGGAATTGCTCCACCACCTAAACGACCATAACGGACAATCCATGACTGACAAATTAACACTAGCCGTCAATCACGCGCTGAATGACGTCAGGCTTGCTCGCGCCCGCATGGGGCTACTTTATCCTTCAATGGGTTTGGACGCTAAGCGTAATTCAGCCTGGTGCGAATACGGATTCAAAGAAGAATTAACCTTCGATGACCTTTACAAGCTCTACCGCCGCGGTGGTATAGCTCACGGTGCCGTAGAAAAGCTTGTTGGTAAATGCTGGCAGTCAAACCCTGAAATCATTGAGGGTGAAAAGTCAGATGAAACACGCATGGAAACGTCTTGGGAGTCCAAAACTAAGCAGGTTTTCACTAACCGACTTTGGCGCGCGTTTCTTGATGCTGATCGGCGACGTCTCGTTGGCCGCTATGCAGGAATTCTCCTGCATATTCGAGATAATAAAGCGTGGAATCTGGAACCAACGAAAGGGCGTGGTCTGGAAAAAGTAAGTATTGCATGGGCCGGTTCACTGAAAGTCAGCGAATGGCATGACGGAGTGGTTTCAAAGAATTATGGTCAGCCGAAGATGTGGCAGTACACAGAGATTCTACCCAATGGTTCCTCTCGCCGTGTCGACATCCACCCTGGTCGAGTTTTCATTCTTGGTGACTATACAGACGATGCGATCGGTTTCCTTGAGCCTGCATACAACGCTTTTGTCAGTCTGGAGAAGGTGGAAGGTGGTTCCGGTGAGTCGTTCCTGAAGAACGCTGCACGCCAGCTTAACGTCAACTTTGAAAAGGAAATCGACTTCAATAATCTGGCGTCGCTGTATGGCGTGAGTATCGATGAGCTACAGGAAAAGTTTAACGAAGTTGCCGGGGAAATTAACCGGGGTAACGATGTGTTAATGACCACGCAGGGGGCGACAGTTACACCACTTGTCACTGCCGTAGCAGACCCAACAGCAACCTACGACGTTAACCTCCAGACAGCTTCCGCTGGCGTAGATATTCCGACTCGCATTCTCGTAGGTAATCAGCAGGCCGAGCGTTCCAGCACAGAGGACCAGAAGTACTTCAATGCTCGCTGCCAGTCCCGACGAGGCGAATTGTCATTCGAGATTGAGGACTTCTGCGACAAGTTGATTAACCTCGGCATTATCGACCCGATAGGCCATAAAACAGTTATTTGGGACGACCTTAATGCGCAAAGCGATAGTGAAAAACTGGATGCCGCGCAGAAGATGTCGCAGATAAACAGCGCATCATTAGCAACAGGCGAGCAGGTATTTACTGGTGAAGAGATTCGTGTGGCTGCCGGGTATGAGGGTTCACCTGAACCACTTCCGGAGATAGATGATGACGAAGAAGAAAGCGAAATCACCGATACTACCCGGAAACCTTAAAGACCCGACAGGCGCTGACCGCCTTGAGCGCGGAGCAATGAACGAGTTCGCCAGGCGAATGAAACGCATTGGCAAAGCCTACAAGGACATCCTCGACCGCATTCCTGCATCACCATCAGTAAACCAGCGCTACACCTTCGAACTCGACTCCACCCATCTATCAATGCTCCTCAGCAATGCCTCATTGCTGGTGGATGAGATTTTGGGTGCGGATAACGAGACGGGGTTCTGGTTCTGGACTGATTACGTCAACCCGGCGTATCAGCGCGGCACGGCGCAGGAGTTCGCCAATCTGTCACAGCAGTCTGCCGTGTACGCGGCAGGACAGGAAAGCGTATCGGCAATCCTTCTGAGTGAGCCGTACCGCCGCAGGCTGATTCTGGTTCGCGCTCGCACCTTCGAGGAAATGAAGAACCTCAGTGCCACTGTGAAAGCAGATATGGCGCGGATACTGACTGATGGGCTGGGGCGCGGACAGAATCCGCTGGAGATAGCGAGGCGCATCACTGAGCAGACAGGTATTGAGTCTCGCCGGGCTAATCGTATCGCCCGGACGGAGATAACCACCGCGCTGCGCCGTGGACGATGGGATGAATCAGATGAGGCGACGGAGCAATACGGGATACTCACCCGCCAACTGCATTTGTCAGCACTCAGCGCGACCACCCGTCAGACTCACGCGTTACGACATGGAAAGCTCTACACAACGGAAGAAGTGAGGGAGTGGTACAGCATCAATGGAAACGCAATCAACTGCAAATGCACTCAGGTATCTGTTCTTGTTGATGAGGCGGGCAATCCTCTTTATCCGAACGTTATCGACATGGCCAGAAAAAGGCTGGAGAAAGCGAAACAGGCAGGACTGGTTCCCAATCATTCGCATTGCGGTTGTGGGCGCAAGCACGCTGCATAAACGTGAGAATCTTCAATGAAAGTACAGGTTAACGTCACTTCAAAAGTGAACAGCAAGGCCATCCGTAGGGAGCAACACAACGGACGCGAACATTGGGTTGTCCCTTCCTACACACTCCCGGCAAACGTGGTCATGAACGGCGGACTCTATCCTGCCAGCGAAATTGACCAGCACTATACCGGTCTGGAAGGGACGCTGGCACCGCTGGGACATCCACAGGTAAACGGCCAGTTTGTTTCGGCTTTCAGTCCTGAAGGCTTGAATGTGGGATATGTCGGGGCGTGGAACAAAAACGTCAAGAAGTCAGGTAACCGTGTCTACGTCGAGAAGTGGATCGACACAGAAGTGGCAAAGCGTACAGATGATGGCAAGCGTCTTCTTGAGCGTCTTGAGGCGCTGGAGAAAGGCGATGATGTTCCGCCAATCCATACCAGCGTTGCCGTATTCCTGGAAGAACTGGAAGCGAACGATGAGCAGAAAGCTCAGGGGGCTTCATGGGTTGCGAAAATTCACGCGATGGATCATGACGCCATCCTTCTGGATGAGGTTGGCGCGGCCACGCCAGAGCAGGGGGTAGGGATGATGGTTAACGCTGACCTCGCCACGCCACTGAAGGCTAATTCCGGTGCGCTGGTTGGCGAAACCTATCGCGAGCGAGAGCGGCGTCTGGAGAAGTATGCGAAAGATAAATTCGCTCCCGGAGAGAAAGAATACGCCTGGGTGGCTGACTTCACTGACTCGCAGGCCGTAATCATCCTCAACAATGGCGATCCGAAGGTTTACGGATACAAATCTGAGGGCGGAAAGATTGTCTTTGACGATACCTGGACAGAGGTTCAGCGCCAGAGTTCATGGGTTGCCGTCGTCAACAAGCTCAAATCATTTTTCACACCGCAGGATAACCCTGCACCAAACCACAAAATGGAGGGCGACATGCCTTTAACCAAAGAAGAACTGGAACAAATCGGCAGCATGGTTAGCGAGGCCGTCGCCACCAATACCGAAAAGGCTATCAAGCCTCTCGCGGAAAAGGTTGATGCGCTACAGGCCAATCAGCAACAACTTTCTGAAGCCCTGACTGCCAACTCCCGCGCCGAAGAGAAAACGAAGCGTGAAGCGGTGGCAAAAGTTCACGGCGAGATTGTGGCTAACGCCCTGTCTGGCGAAGCGCTGGACGCGATGTACAAAACCATTGGTGATGCCGCACCGCTGGGTACTAACTCTGCTCAGCATCAGAAAGAAACTGGCGCACCTGCCGCATCTGAATACTTCAAATAAGGAGCCTGGATAATGTCACGTTATCGTCGCGTTAATATCGACGGGGAATCGCTCTACAAGACCGAAACCCGCCTCACCTCCGCAGAACTACTGCCAGGCACTGCCGTCACTATTAACAGTGATGGTAAGTTCGCACAAGCCACTGCATTAACTGGCCGCATGTACATTATCGATTGCGCTTATCATCAGGGACTTGGCATTCGTGATGCCGTTCCTGCTGGCGATTCTGCTGTTGGCAACTATGTAGAAGAAGGCCGTGAACTTGCGCTTCTGTGTGTACCTGGTGCGTACAAGAAGGACAGCCCGATTAAGCTTGGTGCGGCTGGTCAATTCACACTGGCAACTGGCGACACCGATTCAGTAATCGGCTACAGCCAGGACGAGTTCACCATCGCAGCCAGCACCACCGACTTCATTCGCGTTCGTATGCGCGTTGGCACTGCCGCCGCTGCAGGCGCGTAACAAAAGGATAAACATATATGTATTTCTCTAAAGAGACACTGGCGACCAACTCGCGCCTTGGTGGTCACTGGAATGAGCTTTGGGCAAACCGCAACATGTGGAACGCACAGCATGATGCCATGATTGCGGCAAATCGTTCTAATATGACTCCTGAATGGCTGGCGGTTAATGCTGTAGGCGGTTTTACGCGTGATTTCTGGGCCGAGATTGACCGTCAGGTGCTGCAACTGCGTGATCAGGAGGTTGGCATGGAAATCGTCAACGACCTGATTGGTGTGCAGACTGTTCTTTCTGTTGGCAAAACTGCAAAGCTCTACAACGTTATTGGTGATATCGCTGATGATGTGTCTGTGAGCATTGACGGTCAGGCTCCATTCTCATTTGACCATACCGAATATGCGAGTGATGGCGACCCGATTCCGGTATTCACCGCAGGTTACGGCGTGAACTGGCGTCATGCTGCTGGTCTTAACTCTGTCGGTATTGACCTTGTGCTGGATTCGCAGATGGCTAAAATGCGCAAGTTTAACCAGAAGCGTGTCAACTACTATCTGAACGGCGACCCGAATATTCAGGTGCAGTCCTACCCGGCACAGGGTATCAAAAACCACCGTAACACCAAGAAGATCAACCTGGGTTCTGGTTCGGGTGGCGCAAATATAGACCTGACCACTGCCGATATGACAGCACTGTTTGCTTTCTTCGGGAAAGGCGCATTTGGTACGCTGGCGCGCGCCAACAAAGTCGCTCAGTATGATGTGATGTGGGTGTCACCTGAAATCTGGGCTAACCTGGCTCAACCGTATGTAGTAAACGGCGTAGTTAGCGGCAACGTACTGAATGCTGTGCTGCCATTTGCGCCTGTTCGTGAAATTCGCCCGACCTTTGCGCTGAGTGGCAACGAGTTCATTGCCTATGTTCGCCGTCAGGACATCATTTCTCCGCTGGTTGGTATGGCTGTTGGCGTCGTGCCGCTGCCGCGTCCGTTACCTAACGTTAACTACAACTTCCAGATCATGTCTGCTGAAGGTTTGCAAATCACCGCAGACGACCAAGGCCTGTCCGGAGTTGTCTATGGCGCTAACCTTGTGTAAGGAAATGGTATGGCTAAATACGAAGTTGTACGACCATGGTTCGGCGTAAAGGTTGGCGATGTGGTGGATATAAAAGAACTGCATCCAGCCCTGAAGTCGAACGTTCGCCTGATGCGTGGAGAGGTGGGTGGTGACCTAACACCGGCAACTCCAGAAGCGAAATCAGGCCGACGCCGTAAAAACGAAGAAGACGAATAGCCGCGAAAGCGGTTTTTTTATGCCCTCTTCGGAGGGCCATAAGAGGTTCGCATGATTACCACAGAACAGGCCAAGGAATATCTGGAGTCAGTGGGTATCACGCTGCCAGATTTCATTCTGCAGGCTATCGTAGAGCAGGCTAACAGTATTCAGGAGTGCCTCGATGCACATTACCCGCCCGCAACGGCGCTGCTAATTCAGTCCTATTTACTGGGTTTAATGGCGTTGGGGCAGGGTGATAGATACATCAGCTCTCAGACCGCGCCTAACGGCGCATCGCGTTCATTTCGGTATCAGTCTTTTGCTGACCGATGGAAGGGGGCCTTGTCACTGCTGCGTGGCGCTGACAAATTCAGGTGTGCCAATGGACTCATCCCCCCAGACCCGACCAATACAGCGTTTGCTGGTATCTGGATTGGTAAAGGTGGTTGCATGTGTAATGGGGATAAGTAATGGCATGGATATCGGTTAAGCAGCGATTGCCTGAGCCGTTCGTCAAAGTCTGGGTGATGACAGACATTGGTAAGCGCGTTACCGGCTATGTCAAAAGCAACGGTGACTGGTATCTGTTGTGTCGAAAGGTGGCAGCGGAAAAACCGGAGGTGATCCGGTGGGAGGATGGCAATGTCTGAAATAGCACGCTGGAGTTACACCAACGTTGCGACCATCTACCCGCGCGTCTACGACGACTGGAATAACGCCTGGACAAGCGGAACTCCCTACCTGATTGACTGTACCTGGACGGCGAACAATGAAGTTGCGGTAGATGCCAGCGGGAAAGAGTTCACCACGAACCTGATTTTCTTCACTGAACTGAAGTGTAACGGCGTCGATGCGACCATGCCGTTACGCGACTGGTATATCGCCAGAGGTGACACAACGGCGCAGGTCGATCCCCTGAAAGCTGGCGCGAACGTCATCAAAGCGGTGACGGAATGGGATATGTCACCATTCGGCGAGGAGCCGGACTACAAAATTCTGACGTGAGGTGAACTATGTTTTCTCTTGGATTGGCTTGTTTTGTCCTGGGTTTCTCTTGCTGCGCTGCGTTTATTCAAATTATCAGGTGGTGGTATGCCCGTTAAAGGTATCAAGCGTGTTCAGATGAACACCAGCAAGGTGCTGGCAGAAATTGCCGGGCCACGCACAGAAAGAGTGCTGACTGAGGTCATGATTGTCGGATCGTCTCACGCCGCGCTACTTACTCCCATTGACACATCCACGCTTATCAACAGCCAGTACAAAAAGCTTGAACCAATGCCCGGTGGGATGCAGGGAAAGGTCGGGTACACGGCTGCATACGCTGCCGCCGTTCACGGTATGTCCGGGAAGCTAAAAGGCCAGCCGCGTGAACACTTCGGCAGAACTCGCGCTGGAAAAGAATTCGGTGGCGGCACGGGGAAGGGGAACTACTGGGATCCCGATGCCGAGCCGGGGTTCCTGACCAAAGGCTTCGAGCGTGACGGTTTCAACGAGATAAAGGCCATCATCAAGCAAGGGTACAAAGTATGACACGTAGCGAAGTGTATGACGCGCTGAGAGCGTGGTTGCAATCGCATGGCTTTGATGCTGGCTATCGCATCCAGAAACGCTTCTGGAATGAACTGGAGAGTACGGAGGGGGAACGATATCTCATTATCCAGCAAAACGGCGGTGGCAAGCCTGAGGAAGCCATAACGCGCGACTTTTTCCGCATCCTTGTTTTGTCAGGCCAGAACGACAGCGACATCAATGAAGTTGAAAACCGCGCCGACGCCATCCGCCAGGCGATGATCGACGACTACAGAACCGAATGCATCATCTCGATGCAGCCAATCGGCGGTATCACCGCCATCCAGACCGAAGAAGGCCGTTACCTCTTCGAGATTTCCTTTCAAACCATCATTTCCAGATAACATGGAGATAATTAATTATGGCCGGATGTGAGTCAGGTGCATTCACAGGGCGCGATGTCGTTGTTTATTACGCGATTGGCTGCCCGGAAGTACAACCTACCGCCAGCGCTTACCAGCGACTCGGCATGATGCGCGGTAAAACAGTTAATGCAGAGTGGGAAACCGCAGATGCAACTGCCGATATGAGCGCCGCGTTTACGCAGGAAAATCTTGTTACCTATAAGAACATTTCGTTCTCTGGTGACGGCGTTACCCGCAAAGAGGATGTATACGCGCAAAACGCGCTGAAGCGTCACGTTTATAACCCGCCAGCGGAGACCAGCAACCAGCCGTATGTGTGGTTCAAAATCATCTCTCCAAACGATATCACCGAAGGGCCATTCATGGTTACTTCATGGGGTGATGAAGCTCCACACGATGATGTGGCAACGTGGTCCATTGAGGCATCAAGTGCAGGTCAGGTTGATGTGCGTGATGTCGGTGCAGTTATTACCATTACCACCCAGCCGCAGGGTAAAACACTGACTGCTGGCGACACCCTGAATCTGACAGTTGCAGCTACTGTTTCAGATAGCTCATCATTGACTTATCAATGGAAAAAAGACGGAACCAATGTGAGCTCCGGTGGTACGACAGCTATATATACTAAGTCCAGTGCGACAACAGGCGATTCTGGTTCATATACTTGTCAGATTAGCTCCAGTACCGCAGCCAGTGTAACCACCAATCCGGTCACAGTGACTGTCAACGCATCGTAATTTCTTGCTCAGGAGGCACCGTCCTCCTTTTTCTTATGGGGATTCATGAAAGCAATCACCGATATCGGCCAGGCTGTCATTCGCGCCGGCGACAAAGAGATATTTCTTAATCCTTCATTCCTCGCTATGTCCAGAATCGGAACGCCTGAACAAATCGTTGATGTTTTGGTGAAAGTTCATGCGGGCCATTACCCAAAGCACAGAATTGCTGACCCCCAGATACTAAAAGCGGCTAATGCCCGCTGCTTTGCTGAAATGGCGGCAGCTGCAGCCAACGTAGTCAAGCGCTGTTCTGAAGGTGACGTTGCTGAAGTTATCGGTTCCTACTCGGTTACTAGTGCGGGGCGACTTCTGTTCAAGCCGGGAGCCATCCCGATCGAGGATGTTATCCAGATTGCCCGCCATCTGATTCTTCATGGTGTAATGGGCGACCAGCCACCGGAAGAATTCGAAGGAAAGAAGGGTGAATACAGCGACAAATTCGATGTACGGTCATTCGTCTATACCGCTGTTGCTCACCTCGGCATGAGCGAGTCAGACGCATGGGATATGACCATGACCAGCTTCCGGGCCGCCATGAACGCTAAATTTCCGCAGAAAGAGAAAGCCAGAGTGCCGACTCAGGAGAAATACGACGAAGTCATGGACTGGGCAGAACAAATGCTGGCGTTGGATGCGCAGAGGCATGGGCCGCACTAAATGGCCCGCTCAGGTTGAGGTAAGCGATGAAGCAGGCGCTAAAAGCTGCACCAGAATGGTGCTGAATGGATTATCTCAATGATTATGTCTTTTGCCGCGCCAGTAGCAGACAGCAAGCAAGAAAAAAACTCTTATACTTGCACCATGACATATAGCAAAGAGGATATGGAGTGGTTCAGGGAGGCGATGTCTTCAAAATTGGAAAACATCGAAAAAACATTATATATCCTGACTAAGGAAAAGAAAGCTTAGCCATTCACTACCGCTAGTGCGTAATATTTGCATTGGTTATGTAATGATCGCTTCTTGATGCTTTGTTACCATATGCCTATTAACTCAGGAGAGGGGAAAATAGGCATGGTTTGGGGGCTACTTGGTTGCATTCTGCTGCTTTTAATTATTCTGCTAATCTGTTTTATCAAACTCAAATCACAGAAAAAGAAACATGATGCTGATATGGAGAGATTCAGCAAGATTGTAGATCTTGAGGCAGAGGAATTAAGGTTACGCAATCAACTTAATGAAGAGGAAAAATCATTCAGAAAAAAATTATCTGATGATGAGGAGAGTGCCAGACAAAGCATTCAGCAAGAAATTGAAGGGAAGCGTAAAGCATTCGACAAAGAGTTTAACGAAAAAAGCTCCGCCCTTGACAAGAAAGAAAAGGCAGTGCAGGAGGCTCTTTCTATCCATGAAGCAGAACTGGCTGCTTTGAAGTCAGAGTACAGAGAAAAACGGGCTCTTCTCGTAAAGCTAACTGAAAAGCTATCCAGTGTTAGTGATGCTGCTGCAATGATTGATTATGGTGTATATGAGCCAACCTTCGATTATCATGATTCAGTCGCTTATCAGGAAGCCATTACCAAAAATAAAGAAAGGCAAAAGATCCTGTTGAGACAAGAGGCTGCATGTGATTTCAGCACCGACTGGCAGGTCAATGGCAGTAAAGCTGAAGGCAAAAAAATGGTTAAGCGCTACGTGAAGCTGCTTGTCAGGGCGTTCAATAGCGAGTGCGATGCAGCGATTGCTAAAATAAAAGCCGGTAATGTTGAACAACTACAGAAGCGAATTGAGAGCGCTTTCGATGCTATAAATAAGTTCGGCGAGTCCATGAATATTAGAATCACGTATGATTATCTTAACCTCCGCCTTGAAGAGCTTCTGCTCTGTCATGAAAAGGAGCTGAAGCTGCAAGATGAGCGAGAAATACTAAGAGAAGAACGTGAGTTGCAGCGTGAAGAAGAAAAAGCCCAAAGAGAATATGAAAAGGCCATCCGCGAGGAGCAGAAGGCAGAACGTGACTTCGAAAAAGCGATGGATCGGGCTCGCAAGGAACTTGAGAAAGCAACAAGTGCAGAAAAAGAACAAATTGAACAAAGAATCGCTGAGCTTGAGCGGCAACTTGAAGAGGCCAGGAAGCTTTCAGAACGAGCAAAATCTCAGGCTCAACTCACCCGCAGTGGTCATGTATACGTTATCTCAAATGTGGGTGCATTTGGCGAAGGTGTATATAAGATTGGATTAACCAGAAGGCTGGTGCCTGAAGAGAGAGTCAATGAGCTTGGCTCAGCATCTGTGCCGTTCAAGTTCGATATTCATGCACTTATCTATTCTGATGATGCTCCTGCTCTGGAGGCTAGTCTGCATAATGAGTTCTCAGCTCATCGAGTAAACCTCATTAATAACCGCAAGGAGTTTTTCCGCGTACCACTGAAGTCTATTGAGCAGAAGGTTAAGAGTCTTGGCTTTGATGCTGCGTTTGTAGAATTTGCCAAAGCACCAGAGTACAGACAAAC